TGCGAGCTATGGCCTTGCAACGCATTAGTCAGGCTGGAGCGTTAAACGCGCAACAAATGTATGTACTAATGCAATCAGGTTTAAGAGTTAGTGATGATGGCGAACCAGTGATGCTCGACGGGGGTGTTGAGCAACCACTAGATAACTATCTAACGAACCTCAAAAATTCTGAGCAATGGCAACACCACTTCGGCGCAAGCGGTACTCGTGGGATGGGCACATCCGACGCGACCGTTGCCCCAGGTAGGCCAAATCCTTTTCGTGACGGGAACTTGACCGAGGCTATGCAATTACAGAAAGAGAACCCAGAACTAGCGCAGGCTCTTAAAACTGAGGCTCAACGCTAAGGGTGATCCACGGCACACCTATTTAACAAAGAGGAGTAAGGCTTATGGCCGCCCCTATGGCCAACTATTCGGGAGGAACATTCCTCACCGACTTAGTTACCCGTCCTGAATTTCTTCAGTACATCCAGGAAGCAATTTATAACCAGTGCAAATGGGTCCAATCTGGAGCCGTTGTACGTGACAACGCACTCGACGCCAAGCGCGGCGGTGTATCTGTCCAGGTTCCATTTTTCCGTCCGATCAATCCAACAGAAGAGCGAATCCAGTCGAACGCGACTTGGGGAACAAGTGGCGCAGGCTATTTGACACCTCAAGCCATCACTGGCGACGAGCAAATCATGCCGATCCTCCACAGAGGTTTCGCGTATGCATGTGACGACCTGTCCCGTCTAGGTACAGGCGCGGATCCAATGGCTGCAATCCGCAACCAATTGGCTCAAGCCATCAACGTGCTCCGTTCCACCACATTGGTGGATATGTTTGCGGGCATGTTCGAGACAGCCCTAGCCGATAATGTCTGGGACGTTTCACAAAGTACTAGCGGTGCAACTGCCTCCAACTATCTAACAGCAGCAGCTGTTGTTGGTGCTAAGCACAAGCTAGGCGAACGCTCTGACGAGCTAAAGATCATTGCAATGCACAGCGACGTGTATGCATATCTGCAGCAAGTTGGTGCTTTGACATTCTCAAGCGGCCAACTCGCTAGTGGCTCAGCCATTGAGTGGGGCGGCGGCGGCATCGGAGTTCGCTCTGATGATATTGCCTGGTTTATGGGTCTCCGCATAATTGTTGATGACACAATTGTGCCAACCCTTAATGTTGGTGGATCCGATCAGTATCCTGTCTATTTAACATCTAGCGGCTGTATTGCTGAAGGTGTTCAACAGGAACTGCGCATCGAAGCCGAGCGTAACATCTTGTCTAAGCAAGATGTATTATCCACTGACTACCACTACGGTTTCCACGTATTTGGAACTAACTTCAGTGGTCCTAGTAATCCTACTAATGCTAACTTAGCAACAGCAGGTAACTGGGATATGGTTTATTCTACAAGTAAGATGGTTTACACCACTTGCTTAATTGTGAATACCCCATTTGCTACTAACGTCTAAACACCGCTCCAGGTTTTACCTGTCTTAATGTAGCTCACTGTAGTTCTTGAGACGGAGAAATCCCTTGCTATGGACGAGAGAGTCTGACCCGCCGCAAGGCGGGTTTTTATTTGTCTGACCTGCTGCAGCGAAAGTTTCGAAGTTTTTAGCCGTGTTTCGTATGTGTGCGCAATGTTTTCTTTAGGGGTGCAATATTCAAGGTTTTCTACGCGGTTGTCAGCCTTTTTTCCATTCTTATGGTTTACTTGAGCGCCCTCCGGTCTGACACCCAGAAAGGCCCGTGCCACTAATCCATGAACCATGCGTTGCTTGGTGTAACCGAGATTCACTTTTAAATATCCATGAGCGCCAGCTTGTAGTTTTAGCAACTTACCAACAGTGGCAAAGCCAGCAGTTTTGCCTCCGTGCGACTTCCGCCTACTTATCTTTGCGCGACTTAAAACGCGACCTTTGGAACTCACTGCATAATCAGGGAAGCCAGGACAGACCTTCCACACCTCCCCGATGAAGTTTTGATCAACTGTGTGCCATGCTGCTTCAGTCATTACTCTCCTGCAGAGGTGATGGCCCGGTGAGGGAGATTCGCGCCTCGCCTCACCAACCCTTTGATGTGCTACAGTTTAACACAAGAGGAGAGATGCCCTCTTATGAAGAAGCCCCGTGGTAGAGGTACCTACGGGGCTTTTTCTTTGATCTAGACTGAAGCCACTAGGTTCAGACCATGACCGCAGCTATCGATGCCACGCTTGGAGGATCAGCCTCCAACAGCTACGTCACTCTTGCGGAAGCCAATACTTTTGCCGAGTCTCAACCATGGGAGACTCAATGGGGCACCTACACAGACGACCAAAAAACAATCGCCTTATTCCAAGGAGTGCGCTGGCTCGAAAGCCTGCTTTGGGTAGGTACTCGGTGTGATCCATCTACTGACGACGCGGACATTCCGCAAGCTTTGGCATGGCCCCGTCACGACGCAATTTGTGATGGTGTAAAAGCATCATGCGGCTCAATCCCCCCACAAATAAAGAGCGCACAAATTGAACTTGCTTTTCAATTTCTCCTCAATCCTTCTGCAGTTATTCCAATTGTTCCAACGCCAGGCCCTGCGGAAGGTGTCTACGTCAAGCGTCAAAAACTGGATGTCCTAGAAATCGAATACGAAGAGTACGCAGAGCACAGCAGCTGCAACGAATGCTCTGATCCACTGATCTTCAGAGATTTCCCTTGGCTGCGCCCCCTTCTAGGTTGCTGGTACGCAGGCGTCGGCGCCTCTCGTCAAATCAAGCTGGTGCGTAATTAATGAGCAAAGTTGACACTGTTTTTGGTCCTATACCCGGTCCTCTCATTCAGGAGTGGGGATCACCTGCGGTATTCGTAAAAGCGGGAACTGATACCTACAATCCAGTAACGGGTGTCATAACTCCATCAGAGACTCGCTTCAACGTAAAGATCGTTATATGCGAACTGGACATAGAAGAACAGGGTGGTCTGTATCAAAAGGACGACGTAAAAATTCTGATCGACCCAGGTCAAATCGGTGGAGCGTACATAACAGCATCAGATTATTTCGAAGTACCGACAGCGGGTCAAAATCAAGTCATGAAAGTAATAGACCCAAAAACTTACCGAGGAGAAAATCCAGTCTTCTTTGTAGTAACGGCTAGACCTCAATGACAACTTCATCCACAAGACTTTCAAATCTGCGTAAATATCTAGCTACGGCAAAGGGAGTCGTTTTAGAAACCACAACCTATAAGGTCATTCATGATTTAAAGGAGAAGGGTCCTTATTGGAGCGGAACTTTTGAGCGCTCGTGGGTAGGTATAGCAGGAAACACTTCTATTCCCCAGATTGTCCAGCCCCCTCCTGAAAGGCTTCCTGAGCCGGCTACAAAACTTACAACCCCACCTTCTGTTACGCGATACCAACCGGGAACTTCAGTCAACAACTACACAATTGGAAACCAAACTACATATAGAGCCCTAGCGCAAGACCTAATACCAGGGTCGTTGCCACGTATAAAAGGGGGCGGCAACCAAACCGCTATAGCGCACTGGTATCGGCTATACCTGTCTAGTGATTTTGGCGGGACAGTAAAAGCTAGTGTTAGAGCGGCGCTAATAGGTGACCCTCGTCTCAGGAGTTTTTCATGACCCTGCAAAATATCCGCCGTTACTACGAAACACCGATCCGTGATATCTGCGCAACAGAAAACCTACAGGTACTCGGAGCTAACCAGCTGGGATCTGGCGAAGACGCCATAAGTGAGTGGGTACAACTAGATTTGACTTTCTCGACGACTACAACCCCAGGATTATGCGGAAACTTAGAACTAATAAAAGGAGTCTTCGTAATTGGCTACTACACAATGAAAGGCATTGGTGCGGGTCAATCTCAGGACATAATGACTCAATTCATGTCTGCGCTAAACGTTCTAACCGTTAGACCAGCAGCGCGTACCTACGGAGTTCTAGGAACCTTAGGACCAATAGCAGGCCCGGACTTCACCGCTTTAACTGACACTCCTTTCTTTTACACATCTATCAGTAGCAATATCATCGCGGACTGGGAAGCGCCTTAGAGTATCCCTAATAGGGCCGTGCCCTTGACTAGGAGCCCCCGCCTAGAACACCCCCACCCAATCACTTGTTATAGAGGCAGAAACACATGCCTGTTTCATGCAGCTCGACAGCCTTAACGGGCCAGTCCGGCTCTATATGGTTCACTCCTGCTGGCACGACTTATTGCTTGCAAGATTTCACCGACTTCCCTGCCGGTGATCTAATCACAGTGCCTACAGATAATGACTACCGCATTGGCGATACTGTCATTTTCGAAGAAGACCAAGGAGGGCACTTAGACACTGCTCTAACAGTTTCCACTCCTTACTGGGTCGTAGCAGTTGCTGCTGATCGCACAACGATTTCAGTTTCCGCATCCCAAGGCGGAACAGTTATCACCCTTGCTGGTAACGGTGGCACGCCTGACGGAGCGGGCACAGCCGACAGTCCTACTCCAGCCCACATAGGTATTTCTTACTATCCCTATGGTGCTGTCTGTGCAGTACGCGAATT